ATGACGTTTTAAGGCTATATGTATTTTTTAACCCTCTTTTTCTACAACTCTACTTGCCCACATATCCGCGAAATGCAAGATCATTTGAAGCGGCGTTTCTTTGCCTGCAAGTGAGTTTTTAAGATCGCCATACATGCCGTTATGCTGTAAGATCGCGAATTGTTCTTCTTCTGTTAGTTCGATAAATCTCGAAGCGATCGCAACGCTTCGCACCTCATGCGGAACGTATAGCAATTCTTTGTTTGTTGTGTACTTACCAAACGGCAAATCTTCCGGGATGTAGTTCGGCTTTCCAAATTGTCCGGCTTTCCCTAAATCGTGAAGAAGTGAGCATATAACGATAGAATCATAAAAGCAAAATGATTGAATGTTGCTTTCTCCTGCAAATTTTGATGCGTACAATTGCGTTGCAATAGCTAATACATTCAAAGAATGTTCTGCAAGTCCGCCCGGCTTTGCAAGATGGTATTTTCCGGAACATGGCGCATTGTAAAAGCCTGCTTCATCCATCCATGCAAGAAGATCATCCATCCCGGCGCGGTATGTTTCTTTTAATAGTCTTTCGATTTTTGATTTGCTATCGTTCATTTTATTTTTCCCCTCCGTTTTTTTTCTCCGTTCGATTCTCAATCAAATCTGATTTCGATATTCCGAAATAATTCGCCATCATTTCGATTTTATCGATGCGCGGATATTTTCTTGCGTTGATCCATTCAGTAATGGTTGAATATGGAACGCCCCACATTTCGGCAAGTTCTTTTCGCTCTTTTCCGCTTTCATCAATGTATCTTTTTAGATTTTTAGAGAAGATTTCTCTTTGTTTTTGTGAAACGATAAAACTTTGATTTTTCATGCTCTTGACCTCCTTTTACTTCTTTTTGCTGATAAACGATAAAATGATCAATGTTACGCAAATAATAAGCGTGATTTGTACCCCTGTTGTCATATGGCTTTTACCTCCCTTCTTTGCTCTACTTCGTACATTTCTTTTCCATATTGCTGTAATGCGATCGCAAGTCGGTTTTCCCTTTTCTTGCGTTCTTCTTCTGTCAATTCCGGTCGATAGATACAAATGATTGCATTTTCGTATCTCAATTCTTGAACTTCTTTGTATTGATCCGGTTGTTTCATAAATTCTCTCTTTCCATCCACTTAAAGCGGATTTGAAGTTATAAAAATAAGTTGATCATATGTAACATTGTATAATGCGCAAATCGGTTCTATTTTATCTACTTTTGGCATGGCAAGACCATTTTCCCAATTACACAACGTTTTATTGCTAACGTTTAACCTTTTTGCGGCTTCTTTTTGTGTCAATCCTGCGTTGACTCTTGCGGCTTTCAATGTGATTTTTGGCATTTTTATTCCTCCTTTTGTATTCCACCTTAAGCGGATTTGTTGCTATAAAAATACTATATCAAAATAATTTTGTCAACACCTTAAGCGGATTTTTTTTCATTTTTGATTTACTTTTACGCGAATATAGTGTAATATCTTGCGTATGCCAAGCAGGGGAGGTGTTAACATAAATGAGCAACATAGGAAACAAGGAAATATTGGCTAGAAATCTTTCATATTATGTAGATAGATCCGGCAAGACTCAAAAAGAATTGGCGGATCTATTCGGCGCTTCGACTTCGGCTTTTAATGATTGGATGAATGCGAAAAAATATCCGCGCATCGATAAGATCGAAATAATGGCGAATTATTTCGGAATATTGAAATCTGATCTGATAGAGGACAAAACGGCGGAACATAAAGAAATGCAAAAAAACAATGATACCATTGCAAGCATCATTGTTCGATTGCGGACTGATTCCGAATTTTTGAAATTGGTTGAAGCGTTGAACTCTCTTGATGAAGAAAAGGTTCGCGGCGTGAAGCAAATGCTATTTGCTCTTTTGAAGTAGTTGCAAGATGAGATCCAATAAGGATATGTCATTGCATTGGTTAAGTAATTCAACAATTTGCGTTAAGTATTCGTTTTTCATATGATGCATAACCCCCACTTTTGCGTAAAGAACGAATGTTCTGTAATTATTGTACTATCAGACAATTGTTGTCTGAAAGCTGTAATTGTTACCAATTTCGTTATACAACTTTACTTGCGCGAAATTTGTTGAATTATGACCGGAAACTATAAAAATATTAAAAAAATAATAAGGATTGAAGAAAAATGAAAAAATCAGATATACCACAAAATGTTTTAACAACGGAAGCTTATATCATATATTTACGAAAATCGCGTGCGGATAACCCGGCGGAAACGGTCGAAGAAGTGCTTGCAAAACATGAAGAAATGCTTCAAGAAATGGCAATGCGCGATCTAGGCGGTCGGATCCCGGAACATTGTATATATCGCGAAGTAGTGAGCGGCGAAACGATCGAAGAACGCCCGGCAATGATGGAAGTGTTAAGCTTGATCGAAAATCCTGCTGTCAAGGCTGTTTTGGTTGTCGAACCGCAACGATTAAGCCGCGGCGATTTGGAGGATTGCGGCAAGGTTGTCAATTCTTTTAGGTATTCAAATACGGAAGTCATGACATTAAATATGTCTTATGATCTTACTAACAAGATGCAACGAAAGTTCTTCGAACAAGAATTGATGCGCGGAAATGATTATCTTGAATATGCAAAAGAAATCTTGCTTCGCGGTCGAATTGCATCGATCAAGAAGGGAAACTACATCGGCAACATTGCGCCGTATGGTTATGACAAAGTAGTTATTGACGGATGCCATACATTAAAGCCGAATGAAAATGCGGATGCTGTGAAGCTTGCTTTTGATCTGTATGTAAACGAAAATTATACGCCGCTTCAAATTGCAAGGCATCTTGATTCGTTGGGCGTTAAGCCGATGAATAGTGAGAAATGGGAAAAGTGTTCTATTTCTGCGATTCTTAAAAATCCGCATTATATGGGATTGGTACGCTTCGGACATAAGAAAAGCGAAAAAGTGTTCAAGGATGGGCAAATCGTGAAAAGAAGGGGCATGCGTGCGGATCGTGAAGAAGTAACCATCGCGCCGGGTAAACATGATGCGATTGTAAGTGAAGAAATCTTCAAAGCGGCGCAAGAAAGATTTGCAAACAATCCACGCGCAAAAGTTGATGCGCCTTTGAAAAATCCACTTGCCGGAGTGTTTTGGTGTAAGCGATGCGGTCGCGCAATGTCACAACATCCATACAAACACGCTAAGGATCGTTTTGAATGCCGCAATCGTGTCAATTGCAAAAGCAAATCGGAAACGATGGAAAACATTTTGGATGCTCTTATTTATTCGCTTGAAACTGTTCAACTTCCGGAATTGCAAATACAGCTAAAAAACAACGCCGGGAAATCTGCGGCGATTCAACGAAAGCAATTAAAAAAATTAAGTGCGGAAATGGAAGAACTGAAAAAGCAGGAATCGCGACAATATGAGTTATTAGAAAAGGGCATCTATTCAGAAGAAAAATTCATCGAACGAAATAAAACGTTGCTTGCTGAAATGGAAGAACTAAAAACACGAATTTTTAATACAAAAAAAGATATCCCGAAAGAAATCGATTATGCCGATAAGATCGTGAAATTGAAAAAAGCGATTGAAGGTTTGAGGGATGATGAAATGTCGATCGAAGCGAAAAACAAATTGATCCGCGCGATCATCGAACGAATTGAATATGAATTTATTTCTTATGAGGGCAAGGGAAAAGTAACATACAAGCTTCATATTTTTTTATTGCTGTGACATGCACATCATGGATGTGCGTGTTCATACGTCTATTCATGATATGCATATAGTTAAACCCTTGATGTAACCGCATTTGTGGAGAATGCGAATATATTAAAAATAACATAGTTGAACCCAAAAAAGAAGGGCGCGGAAAAAATCCACGCCCTTTTTTATGCTTTTTCCGTATATTTTAAAGATATCCATCCTGCCCCGGATTTGAGTTTTCCCCATCCTGCGCATTGATCAACAATCGTAAATACTTCGCCTTTTTTAACTACTGTATTGATCTTGTATGTTGTTCCAATGCCTGCTCTAACGTTTAGTGAATCCGCTGTGATTCTGACTAAATACGGCAATGATTGTTTTTGATTCGTTGTTTCCGTTGTTTCGGCTTTTTCCTGCGTTGCTTCCTTTTCTTCGCTGTATGTAATGCCGAAATGTTCAAGAATCGCTTTTGCATAAGCTACGCCAAACGCTTTTTGCTCTGCGGCTGTATCGCCGATGTTGTTATCTGCATCATTGTCAACAAAAAACGATTCCACTAATACCGCTGTTGTTTTCGTGTTCTTGATGAATGATAATCGCATGCCATTTTTCACGCCGCGGCTGTTCTGTCCTAACTCTTTTACATACTTTTCCGCGAGCTTTGCAATGTTCACACCGTCAACATTTTTCGGATTGCAAAAAGCTTCGAAGCCATCGCCGCCGCCTGCGTTTGCATGAATAGAGAATGCAAGATCCGCATCGCATGCGTTCGCTTCTTTCACTTCTTCTTTTACCGGATCATTTTCATCGGTTGTTCGTGAACAAACAACCTCGATTCCATGCTTTTCAAGAACTTCTTTACAAGCAAGCATCGTTTGCAAATTGATATCTTTTTCTTTTAAACCTAAAGCAACCGCGCCCGGATCTGATCCGCCATGTCCTGCGCTTAAAAATACTTTTTTCATTCTCTTAACCTCCGGATCATATTTTGTCAAGTTATATGATTTTATTACGTTCATAAGGTTTTTCACGTAATTTTTCGATGTTGCGTAATTGTCCGCCTTGATGTTGATCAAGTATGTTTCCGGATCCGTTACGCCCTTCAAATTTGCATAATTTGCAACGTTGGTAAAATCGAAATAGCCTTGCACTCCTGCTTCAATATCCGGAAAGCTAAACCATTTCATTGTGCTTGATGTGTAGCTTCCATCGGCGTTTTGTTCTGATCCGCGCATGATGTAACAATCATCGGCGGAAGGGCAACGCCCGGCGCGATATTTCAGACCAAAATAATTATGTGCATTTACGGCAAGTTCACTTGTGCCGGAAGCTGATTCAAGAATTGCTTGCGCGATGATCGGACTATATACGCATATATCATATTTTGGCGCGTATTTTTTAACTAACGCCGCGATCACTTCGATAAACTGTTGTTTGTTCATGCGTTCCCCTCTCCGATCTTGTCTTTTACGTTGATCAATAGATTTACGATCCATTTCGGCATGATATCCGGATTTGTAGCATACAGATTTTCGCAAACGGAAATGGATTCATTCAAAACGATGTAAAATGCAATGATCATCGAAAACGGCAATGCAAACGGCAATTCAATTTTTATGTATGATAATGCGTAAGGAATGAAAGCATCCAAAAAGAAGCCAAAAAACAACCCAACTAATAAAGCAAGCTTTTTAAACAATCCGGCGCGGCATTTTGTAGAACTCCAAACCTCTGTATCGCTTGCTTTTGCTTTTAACAGTCCTGTGATCAGATCGAAAACGATCGCCGCCGCTACCAATAAGATCAAAACGCCGTATTGATGAAAAAATGTTGCAATTAACCCAAATATAACAGATAGAATATACTTGATTTTCTCCATATTTTACCCCCATAACATTAAAAAAGGATTGCGCGTTGCAATCCCTCTTTTTCGTGTGTACGTGTTACAATGTCAATTCAAGATCATTGATCTGATCCCTTAACGCCTGCCGTTCTTCGTGCAATTGCGCGATATCATACGGCATTTCAAGACCGTTCAAAGAATATTCATAGCACTTGATCACTTGATAATCGGTTGATTCAAGCGTTGCTTTTAGAACGGCGATTTGTTGCTTTACTCCTTCAATTCTTGCCGCTTCTTCGCGATCTGCTTCAATTGCCGCCCATTTATCCGCATCAAAAACAAATGCATCATCAATATATTGATAGCATTTCAATTTCTCCGGATCGCTTTCGTTTGGGATCTGATCAACTAAAATGCTTCCCGGCGTTCTGTACTTGCTTGAATGTGATTTCAAGTAATTGTTTTCATCAATCATGATTGCAAACATCGGTTGCCCCTCCTTTCATAGTTTTTTATTGAGTTGTTAAATAGCAATTTAATAAAATCCTAATACTCTCACCGTACTAGCAGAACCGAACACATTTGAGCCGTCATTTAGTGTCGTCAGCACATTTGCGCTAAGAGAAAAGTAATCTTTGAACATTATTGACGGATATGCATTGGTTGTACTAATGTAAATACTTGTCTCGCTTTCAACGTCATATATCATTTGTCTTATTCCGTCTGTTAAAATCAAAAATATTGGGATGTTTGTAAACGTAATCGTTTGACCTTTTGCTGTTGCTGTATAGGTCTTAGACTCAAATTGAGTTAAATTAAGTTTAACTAAATTACTATTTAAATTATCATGTACCGCCATTTTTTCACTCCCTCTTTTGTATGATTTTTTTCTAAACTCTTGTAATTTGCACGCTATCGATCACAATATCATCGATTGGCGCGGCTTCGGTATGTAGAACGATTTTTCCGGCTTCCTGCGTTGCTGTATATTCAAGTTCTGTTCCCTGCGCAAATAGCAACATGACATTGCATGTTGTTGTATTGGCGGAAATCAAGCCGCTTTCAATTTCGTGATAGTAAGATGCTTCATCCTCTGAAAGAGTCCAATCGTTTGTTGAAATTGTTCGCCCTCCGATCGCGTAAGCGGTCAAGGCAATTGGCATTTCGCTATTGCAAGGCGCGATAAAAGATCCGCCGGAAATAGTATATTCGCTAAAATCTGCGATCCCAATAAATGCGGCGATCTCTACGCCGTTTGAATCATATAGCTTTATATAATTATCATTTTCGCACTTAACCGCCGTATCGCATTCGTAAGTTGTGCCGCAATATGTTACTTTCATTTTTCGCCCTCCTAATATTTCGCAACGCTTGTTTGTGCACCTGTGTATATACGCCCACCGCGCGCCGTTGTCATTTTGGTTGATGCGCTATTTGTTGCCGTACTAAATGCCACTTTTCCGCCGTAATCTGCTTTGATTCCTGTTCCTGTTCCGGATAATACTGTTAAATTTTCAATATAAATATTTGATCCTGTGCCGGCGTGTATTCCGTTACCGTATGACAAAGTTTTAAGTGAAAGATCGCCCGAAAAAGTCGCATTTGTATTTCGTACCGATAACGCTTCGCCGTAAATAGTATCAGTAACGATCGTATTATCTGCGCCAATGTAAAATTCCATGATATTAGATGCATATATGCGCCCATTTATCGTCAATGTACCAATGCCGGAAATATTAACAGTATGACTATTTGATGCACTTAAATCGCCGTTGATCACTATATTTTGTGACTGTTGATTTGCAATTGTTACGGATCCATGTACAAAGTCATCAATGCTTACATATTCGTTATACGTGCCGCCTGCAACAAATATAACGGCGTTTTTACCATTAAGATCAAGCGGTAAAGTGCTAATTGCTTTTTGAATTGATGAATAAGGATAACTTTCTGATCCATCCCCTGTGCCATCATTGCCGGAAGGCGAAACATATAGATATATACTTTCATTGACATATCTAATAACATCAAGTTCGGAAACGAAATTTGCAATGCCGGAAATCGATTTTTGAAATTTTGCAAACGGTAATTGATAAATAGTTCCGCCATCGTCAAGATCTTCTTGTGTAAGTGCCGGATAATTTGAATCGGCTGATATGATCTTGAAATATCCTTGTAAAAAATCTGTATTAGTATTTGTTTTTGAAAGATCAATTTCAAATACTAATCGGCAATACAAAACGCCTGTTGATACGATCGGCGATGTTATCGTTTCCGTTGATGAAATTTCAACTAAGCGATGCGAAGCGAAAAAATATCCCTCCGAAATATATATATCGTCTGTGCCGAAAGTCATTTTGCAACCTTTTGTTTTGCCATCTTTGCCGCCTAAAAGCATTTTGTAGATATGCGCATCGTCATTCGATGAAACGGATTGTTTTGAAAATGTAATTCCGCGAATCATGTTTCGCCCTCCTTTATTTGAGTTTATCGGTCAATGTTACTTTTAAGATCCCAAATTTGACCGTTATCACATCCGCGGAATCTGTGAAGGATATCGCGGAAATAATACTTCTTTGAATGCCTGCCGCGGCTGTTTTGATCGTTACTTCATGCCCGACATACAGTTCACTTTTTGGATATAACTTCGAATTTACAAAAATACTTGTTTCAATCGAATGCGAATATGAATTGCTTTTAAATTCGTTTTTCGCTTCTTGAATCATTTCTTCTTCGGTTTCCGCTTCGATGTATGTTGTTGATATCGTGCCATCGATGCGATCTTGATCCACTTCCGAAATAGATCGATCGGAATGTAAATAAAAATAACGCATGGTTTGTTCCTGCGTTAGAGTATTAAGCCATACAACCGAAAGTTTTGATAATACTTGCACTTTGTACGTTTCTTTGCATGTGTAAATGTCTGTTATCGTTGTATCGATCTGCATCGGCGATTGATCTTTTTTATGAATTGATATGATCAAATAATCTTTCGTAAATTCGAAATCAAGAAAAATTCCGTATTGCTCTTTGATGTTTCCGATATACGTTTTCAAGTTATAAATGCCATCTTCGGCGGATGGTTTTGCGCTTACTTTTGTATGTGTCAATACATTACATTTGATATATGACATATCAATAAAAGCATCGCCGGATGCCGAAAAATACGTTTCAATTGTCTTTGCGATAAAATCTTCAATGCCTGTTGTTTTTATGACATCAACGTCAGAAAGAATAATTTTACGATCAAAGATCCGTTCAATTTCCAAGCATGAAACTGTATATTTTTTTTCGCCGTCTGCGTTGTCGATGCTGTCAACGATTCCAACGAATTTATTTTCTCTTTCATCCTTCAATACAACGAAATCTTGATCGGATGCGTTGGGATTTCCTGCGATCGTGATTTTCGTTTTGCCGCCAAGATTAAGATCGTGCGCGATGGAATATGAATTTGTTTCAACGCAATTCAAAATTGAAAAATCTTTTTTTGAAATGAAATAACATAGCATAGTTATACTACCTCATACATTTTGTATATCGTTGCGGAAATGATGTTTGTGCTTTCACTCGATGAATCAAAAATGATCTTGCTATTGCCTACCGGGATCTTGAAAAAGTTATCTTTTGTTATATCAAGTAAATACATCAAATTTGTTTCTTCGGATCTCGAAACAAGCGTTGCTTCAAGCATGCCATCACGCGAACAATATCGGATGTGTTCCCCTTCTTCTACAACAACCGGGAACGCAACTTCGTACAACGTTTCGTTGTCTTTTACGATGTGAATTGCAGGATTGACACAATAGCCGTATATGTTGCACTCGAACGGCGCTTCAACATGACCGTCATTATGAATGATCGTTTCATATGTGCCATAATCTCCATACGCGAAATCGTATTGATAATCATATCGCTTTTCGTTGTCTGTTGGTTCGAAAATAAAGCGGTTATTGTTTCGCAAATAGTACAACGATTTGCAAATGAATGTAACAGATATCGGAAGCGTTGCCCCGTTTTTCTCTGTTTTCTTGATCTCTGAAATATCAATATCGCGGATGTATTCCACGCCATCGCCCGGATCATATACAAGATATAGCAAAGAAGCCGCGGCGCAAAAATTATAAAATTCATTGAACTTTTGATTTGCGCCCGGATCTATAAATTCAATTTTGCCGCCCACTTTTGATTGTGCAACATGTGTTTTGTTACGCAAAAAGGAATTGCCAATGCGAATATATGATGCATCGTGTTTGATTCCTAAACCGGAAGGATCAACCATATAAACGCGGTTGCCCCATAGTGAGAAGCGTTCGTTCTTTTCATTCTCAACATAAAATTTTCGCATCTTCTAACCTCCTAAAGCAACGCGCCTAAACTTTTATTCACATAATTCACAAATTGCGTTTCTCCTATGTTGACAACTCCTTCTTTTTCAAGGATTGCCGAAAGCAACGTGATCATTGTATCAAGCTTGTTTGCAACTTCCTTGTAACCGATCGGATCGCCGTTGTCTGTTAGCGGCGTAACACGTGCGCCCTGCGGAAGATCAATCAATTCCGCGCCTGCTTCTCCAACGATTGCGGATCCTTCTTCAATCGCCGTTCCGCCTTCTGCAAGATATGGGATCTGTCGCGCACTTACTGTCGAAAGATTAAAGCCAAATGACGAAACACCTGTTAAATCTGTAACCCATCCCGGAACATCAATTTTTAATTTGTTCAACGCATTAACAACCGAATTGATTCCGGATGTAATACCGGAAATCATTCCGTTTATAATGCCAATAATCGCATTGATCGGCGTTTTAACCGAATTGATCATCATTTGGAAGATATTCGAAATGATGCTTTTTAAATTTTCAAATGCCGCCTTCCAATTTCCTGTAAACACGTTTTTAATAAAATCAATGATGCCGGAAAAAATCTTTTGCAATAATGCGATTTGATTTTTGATATATGTAACCGCTACATTGACAACGTTTTGAATGATTTGTGCCATCGTTTGGAATGCATTTTGCAATCTTGCAAGCACAACATCAATTAAAATCGTCATGATCTCAATAAGCGGCGGCAATACGATTTCTAATAATTCAAGAAGCGGCGTGATTAACATCATGCATGCTTCGATGATCGGATTCAATAATTCAATGATCGGTTGCAAAAATGGAAGCAATGCTTCGATCAATGAAATCAACATCGGCATAATTGCATCAACGATCTGTAATATCGGCGGCATAAGTTTATTGAACAATTCTACTAATACCGGAAGCACCGCTTCGATGATCTGCATAAAAACGGGCATCAACGCGCCCAAAAATGAAATAAGCATCGGTAAAACGGCATTGATTACGTTGCTGATTTGCGGTAAAAACTTTGTAACCAATTCCATCAACGGCGGAAGCAAGCTTTCAAATAGTTGCGTAATAACCGGCGTAAGTCCTGCAATCAAACTTTCGATCAATGGCATGTTGTCTTGAATCATTTGAACTACTTGCATGATTAAAGGGATCAAGGC